TGTTCTTGATATGTGCCCAAGATACACCGTTCATCACTGAGATTTCACCCAAAAGAACCCCGCTTTTAGACGATACACCATTGACCATATCAAGAGGGATTTCAGAAGTTTGGACACCGTAAATCATGCCCTTATCAACAAACATAATGCGTTTTTGAGTTAAAACGATTAAGACAGTGTTGCCCTCATACATTCCAGATGCGGCATATTGTATCACCTCATCGTCTGATAGCAATTGCGGTAGGTAGTTAACCTCTTTTCGAGTACCGAACACCTTAGGGACGCCCGCCTGCATTAATTGAGTTTGAACTGTCAATAAATTCATAATATTACCTCATCATTTTCAAGTATTCATTTTTTACAAAGGTCTCATCACAAATAGTGGTGAGATTATATTTTTTCATAAAACGTACATAGTTAAAATCATCCAAGGATTCATTTTTGAGCAATCCACGGATCATGTCTCTGTTAGCTTGAGCTTCGTATTTCTCACGCAAACGCTCATAGTCTTTAGAGTTATGTTCTAAGTGCCCTAATTCGTGCAGAATGACCTTTAAACGAGTGTCTTGGTCTAAATCCCCATTGATGTAAACAACCCTGTTTATGGGGTCGAGAAAGCCGTTTCTGGGCCATTGACTAGAGCTGAACTCACAGATAGAGACACTGAACTGCTCAAGCAATTCGCTTTCAGTCATAGCACCTCACTTCTCTTTACTGCTCATATAACCAGCGATTATGCCACGAATGGCACGCTTATCGTCCTCGGTCAGCGGTTTGCCATCGAACATCATGGCGTTTTCTATTATGTTATCGATGTCGTGGGAGTTGGGTTGTGACTGTGGTTGTTCTTTCGCCATAGGGACATCGTACCCCATGAGCCATGCTTCAGATACCCCCAACGTTCTAGCAAGTAGCACTAACTTTTCTTGATCTGGTGTTGATTTTCCATTGATGTATTGTGACAAAGCACTCTTTCCAAGTTTTACGCCCAATTCCTTTTGATGCACTTTTGAAAGAGAAATTACGTCAACTTGTTTTAATTTTCGTTCGCTCATAACTTGTTGCAAGCGTGCAGCAGTAGTATTTTTCATATTCTTTACCTTTTTCCTTTATGGATTCATTATATAGTAGAAAATAAAAAAGTTCAAGAAAAATCAAAAAAATGTTCAAAAAATTGAACAAAAACTGTTGACAAATAAAAAGATAAAGATTAAAATAAAACCATAAAGTTCAAGAGATTGAACTTAGAAAGGAGAACTCAATGAGATTTGACTATGCTAAATTAAAAGGTCGTATCAAAGAAAAATACGGAACTCAAGAAAATTTCGCAGAAGCTATCGGCATAACTCCAACAACGATTTCATTCAAAATCAACGGAAAAGCAAAGTGGCAACAAGACGAAATTGTGAAGGCAGCTAGATTATTAGGAATCTCGAAAAATGAGATTATCGAATATTTTTTTAACTATGAAGTTCAAGAATTTGAACTAAATAATTAAAATTATGAAAGGAGCAAAAAATGAATCACATTCACGATTTTATCGAGTTCATGCAAAAAGGCCGTCCAATCCCAGAGTGGGACTTTACGACCTACATGTTCTTTACATTCTCAATGCTTGTTGGAATCCTCATTTTGCTTCCTATTCGCTTTGAGCGCTCGTTTGGAGAGCGACCAAAAAGCACCGAAGATGGGGATGCTAGCGAAGGACATTAAATTACCGAATTGAGTATCAGACAGGACGATTAAGCAGTTTCTCAAAACGAGGAACCCAAAGATAGCCAAAGAGATAACAAAGCTATAAGTTATATCACCGTCTTTCTCAAACTTGAGAAAGAGCAGAATGTCATGAATATAAGTTAACACTATCAGCGAAATAAATAAAGCAATGCCAATCACTAGAGATAGATACATCCAATTGATGGCGGCAAGGCTAGTCAAAGCTGAATGGCTATCTGGTGTAATGCAGTGAAATTCAACGTATAGCAAGCCCACTAACATTAGTGGTACTAATACTTCGGATTTGTTTTTCATGGCAATACCTCACTTTTTATTAACTATTATAGCAAAGAAAGGAAACACTATGAATGAAATCTTCAACTTTAATGGAAAGGCAGTCCGAACTGTAACAATTGACAACGAGCCTTATTTCGTAGGGAAAGATGTAGCAGAGATTTTAGGCTACTCAGGAACTGCTAAAGCAATCCGTACCCATGTAGACGGAGAGGATAAAGGGGTGACCACAATGGACACCCCCGGAGGTAAGCAAGACCTAGTAATCATCAACGAGTCTGGTTTATACTCCCTAATTTTGTCAAGCAAACTACCACAAGCCAAGGAGTTTAAACGTTGGGTAACATCAGAAGTTTTACCAACCATCCGCAAACATGGCATGTATGCTACAGACCAACTGCTTAATGATCCTGACCTTGCCATTGCAGCCTTTCAAGCTCTTAAAGACGAACGGGCTAAAGTGGTGAAACTAGAGGCTGAGTTGGCCTTGGCGCAAGAGCAAGCACGCTACTTCGACATCATTCTAGAAAGTAAAGGGGCGGTGCGTGTTACCCAGATTGCGGCAGATTACGGCATGAGCGCCAGGAAGTTCAATGCAATCTTGCATAATCTAGGTGTTCAGTACAAGGTCAACAGTCAATGGATTTTGTATAAGAAACACATTGGTAAGGGCTATGTCGATAGTTCGACATTTGATTACAAGGATAAGAACGGTCAAGATCAAGTCAATATGACAACGACTTGGACACAAAAGGGGCGCTTGTTCTTGTATGAATTGCTAAAAGCTAACGACATCCTGCCACTCATTGAACAAGAGGATTAAAGGGGGCTTAAACGAAATGGAAATCACCTACAAACCAGTCGGAGTTAATGAGACGGCTGAGTGGGGAGACTACGACCACCTCATGCAACGGTGGGAAGGTCTAGGAAAGTCGATGGCAAAGAACCTCATTCGAGAAATGAGGGACAACAAGGACTTTCGAGACTACGTATTCAATCCAACACACAAACTGGTTTTCATCAACTATGAGGGTTTCAAGTCCTTCATCGAATGGAAAACCAGAAACAGATTTAAATAACATTAACACCCCTAGCCGTAGCAGTGAGCTAGTGAGGCATATACCTGTTAAGAACAATACAAGCAATACCATTAGTTATAATAGGCCTCCTAAAAAAAGTCCTCGCTAGCTCTCTAGTGCGGTTAGGGAAAGAAAGGAGCATAACGGAATGAAGTATATCTTTCACCAATGATGAAAAAAATTATACTTGCCTGAACAATGAATTTTTGCAAGACACCAGCTTGAGTTTACAAGCTAAGGGTTTACTTGCTGAAATTTTGATAAATAAAAGCGATTGGCGAGTTTATCTGTCAGAACTTGAGAAGAGGTCGACCAATGGGAAAAGCTCACACCGTTCAGCGTTTGAAGAGTTAAAACGCAAACGTTATGTTGTGGTATTTCGTAAAAGCAAGGGCTATAAAAAAGGTTTTGAAATAGTTGTCTGTGCATCAGACATACCAATGACAGACGAATTTATAGAATACCTTGATAAAAAGTTATCCACAGAGTTATCCACAGGTAGCCTTGAAAATTCATAGTTCGATAATTGGAATTTCCATTTAATCAAACGATGAAAATTCATAAGTTGATAATTCATACGATGAATAATTCAAACGATGAAAATTCATAAGTTGAAAAATCGGACACTAACAAATACTAATTAATAACAAGTACTAATATATAACAATATGGTGCTACGCACACTAACCAACAACAATCTAGAGCCTACCGGCACTAACTAGAAATAATTACTAATAGATAACAATACAGTAATCATAGTTAGAAGAATAAGAGAGGTAAAAAACATGAAAAAACTATTTGGATGGATTTGGAGCAAGAAGCAAAATGAAGTAGAAGTCTTTGAGGTAAGACCGTATCGCATGATTGACGAAAAGGTAAGAGATTTCAATGCAGACCACGGATTGCCATTAGATCAATTAGTGGGGTAACTCATGAAACTACTAAAGAAATTGCTAAACAGAAAGAAGCCCAAGCAGCAAGAGCCGTTCTTTGAATGGGTTGAAACCCCAGAGGAGAAACAAGAACGACTCAAGCAGAAATACAGCAAATAACATCAATCTTTCAGCGTGCAGCCATGACCTCGTCGTGGAGTGCATCTTATACCCATAATTTTTCCCCAAAAAATTAACACTTTACTACCCACACAAAAATCTTTCTAAAAAACATATTTACAAAGCGGCGAGGTTGTGGGTGCACGTTGAAGGCACTAAAAAAGCATGGGTTAGGGCCCATGCAAGAAAATTACACCAAGGAGATTATACCATGTTTACACAACAAATTGCAAAACCATCTTACGTTAAGACTAAAGCATTCGGTCTTTGTGGCACGCTAGCGATTGCTATAGCATTGCTTATCGGTGCTGGGGCAGTATCAGCGGACGAAACCACTCAACCAGTGGTGGACACACAACCAGCGGTAGCTAACGTATACACGGCAGATAATGCCGGCAACGTTACGGTGACACCGTCTGAAACAGTGGCACCCGTAGCGGAAACACCAGTATTTACTCCACCAGCACCAGTGGAATCTCAACCGATTGCAGAAACACCAGTAACAAGCACACCAACCGTTGAAACTCAACCAGTGGCAGAAATACCAGTAACGGAAACAGTAGCACAACCAGTCGCAGAAACGCCTAAACAGCCTACTGAATTTGTCAAAGAAGACAACGAAATTAAAGTAACTAATCCAGATGTTGTCGTTGATCAATCAAATGGAACTGGTAAGTATTCAGGGTTTACCGTTGAATATAAAGACGTAAAATTCCCTGACGATATGGCTATCAATGAAGGGGATAAGGTTAAATTTGATTTGCCAAAAGAAATCAACTTCCAAACAAATTATGATTTTGATGTCTATAACCCAGAAAAAGTTGTTGTGGGTAAAGCATCAACAGACGTTAAAACTCAGACGGTTACGACTGTATTCAATAACTACTTTGCCACTCATCCACTCAACAAGCAAATGAGTCTTAAGCTCGATGCTAAGTGGACTGACAAGGTTGAAAGTGGCAAGCCAGTTAACGTTAATTTCAATGGTACGGTGGTTACTGTAAACATTGGAAAAGAGCAAGAAATCGGTAAAGATGAATTACTTTCTAAATGGGGCAGCCAAGACGAGAATGACCCAACTGTTATCAACTGGACTGCTCGTATTAACTACGCTAAACGTCTATTGAATTACGTCACAATCATTGATGAGATGAGTGATAATCAAAAGCTTGTTGATAATTACTTCGAAATCAAATCGATTGAAAGCGTAGACCCTTGGATTGATAAAGGTTCTGCTATGGATTTAGTAAAATCAATCAGTAAATCAGACCACGGTTTCACAATTAAAATGGATCGCCTTGATCATATGATTTACGGTGTCCAAACTTCTGAAATCCCTCTTGATATGGTCAATGGTGTATCGTCTAAAAGCGGGGTTCTTTTGGGTGAAATCTCAGTGATGAACGGTGTATCTTGGGCACATATCAAGAACATCCCGAAAATCGCTGTGCCAGTCCTATCTGACAAGATTAACCGTGCGTCCGAAGCATATAAACAAAGTCTATATAGACCACAGATAGAGGTTAGCCAGACCAGTCAACCGCTATCGCAGAATTTAATTGCTGACGAATTGATTAAGCTGAAATCATTAGTTGATAACGGCGTACTCACCGAGGAAGAATTTCAAGCACAGAAAGCTAAACTATTATCACAATAAAAAAAGCCCTATAATCTCCCTCGCCAAAGTTAGATTATAGAGCAGCACCACAGAAAAAAATTCATAACCAGTAAAAAATGAATTGAGGTTATGTTTTCTTTTTCTATGCCCATTTTACCAAAATTAAGGAGACATAGCAATGTGGGTAGAACAATTACCGAATGGAAAATATAAATATTTCGAAAGATACAAGGACACTTACACTGAGAAATGGAAACGGGTATCTGTAACGCTTAACAGTGGGTCAAATCGAGCAAAGAAAGAAGCTCAACGCTTATTGGATGATAAGATAGCCCAGAAAATAGAATCATCAAGCACCACTAATGTATCGTTTCATAGCGCTTTCAATGAGTGGTGGGAATTTCATCAAAAACAGATTAAGTTAAGCTCAATCAAGAGCCTTGCAGCATCCGTTAAACGAATATCTGACACTATCGAACAAGGAACAATCCTATCAAATATCAACGTCAGACTTATCCAATCCTTACTAGACACTGAAGACTGGACAGATTCACAGAAATACCGTGCTAAGACCGTACTAAATACATTTTTCGATTATGCTATGGATCAACAACTTATAACCGATAACCCATCGAGGAAGGCACGATTACCAAAGAAGACCAATAAACTTGAGAAACAACAAGCTGCCAAGAATAAATACTTAGAACCAGACGAATACAGTCGATTGTTGAAAGAGCTCTATCGGAAAGATATAACACTGAGATATGCTCTAGCGTGTGAGTTTATGCTCCTAAACGGTTG